AGGGGTGATGGTGATGGCATTTGACCCGGACCTTCTTCAGAAAGTAGTCCTCCTGGAATATCACCCATTGATTTCTGAGCAACCCTGACCATCTGATCAGGAGTTAACTGTTGAGGTCCATACTGATTAATAATATTCTGGTTGCGAGCCTCTTCTAATTTTTTCTTTTGCAACCATTGTTCAGCAGCCTCTCTGCCATGCAGTTTTGCAATGTAATCATATTGTGGATTCCTATTCATATTGTCTCCTTATGTAATCCCCCAAACATTCCCTTTAGCAGAACCACCACCCATTCCATACATTCCAAGACCTGCCATACCAAGTCCAAGTGCCTGATCAAATGGTGATTTACCTTCTCCATGTACTGTTGAAGTTGAACCCCAATTTGGTGAACTTGCCATTTGACCCCATTGACTGAGCATATTTGGAGTAAAATTCTCTCGCCTCAGGAAATCCTGGTAGTCAAACTGTTTAGCCTGAATGTCCTTAGAATCAGCATACCTACCCTGATCTCCAAACCTGCTGGCAAGACTCATTCTTGGATTAATAGTTCCCATCAGGTTACCATATGCACCACTTTGGATACCTGCAGTTGCATACTTGTTCCCAATATTAAATTTATCAGCTTCAGATAATCTATTGATATCAGTCTGCATTGCCTGGGTTGCATCCATTCTCGCTTGCCTGTCTCTGCTTGCCAGTTCCTGCTCAAGACCCAATCCTATATTTGCTGCCATTTCCTGTCCTACCACATTCTGTCTTGCTGCCCCCGGACCACTTGCATTAACTCTCTGGGCACCTGCAGTATTTTTAATATTTGCCAGATTACCCAACCTGGTTGCCCTTTTCTCTGCCAATGCCAATTGCTGTTCAGGGTTGTAGCCCATTCTGTCCATATACTGAGCCATGTCTGGACCTTGAAGGAATGAACCTGCTTTCATTTGTCCCGGATCAAACTTAGCCAGGTTCTGATACCCCTGTGCTGCCTGGTCAAAATAACCACCTGGAGCACCATACTGAGACTGCATCTTATTTAACATTTCTGACTGTTGTTGCAGAGATGCATTTGGATCACCCCCATATGGATTTGTTCCTGTATATTGAGAAGGTCCTGCATCCAGTAAACTCTCCCACCTTTTAGAAATATTACCAAGAACTGGTCTTGCTCCAGAACTCGTTTCTTGTTTTTGAGTTACCGGGCGTTTATTAAAAAAGTTATCTATGTTTATGCCGGGTATCATTAGTCCTCCTTATACATATGGGTTTGAAGATGCAATAACTGGCCTGCCTGCTGAGTCCAGTTGTGCTCCTGTTAATTCAGATGCTGAAAGAGTTCCTGTATTTGATACTCTGATTCTAAACCATTTTGAACCATCATATGCTTTTAAAACAATTGATCCTGTTTCCATAAAATTATCCTGATCAAGTTTTAAATTCTGGTCATTTGCTCTTTCAAGTTGTGTCTGTAATTCAGTCTGGGTTGATGGCTTATATTCATTAGTGATTGGTGGTAATTTCATCTCCTACCTCCGGTTGATATATCTGCCCTAATCTGTCCTAGTGACCAATCTTGGTCCCAACCAGATTCAACCCGGAACTTAAACTGCCTGCCTGTCTCCCTTACATCTGTATATCCATCATCTGCAACTTCATAATTGGAAGATTCTGATTCAGTCCCAGTAGGAGTCATGCTTGTTTTAAATTTCATTCTTAGCCCATTTGTTCCCTGGGTACTATCTGTAATCAATTGAGTGATATGTGCTATATTATCTCCTGCATCTCCAACTTCCATCCCACCTGTTTCTGCAAAACATAATCCTACATCTGAAGTTGAGTCTGTACCTGTCACCAGGTTTCTATCAAGATCAGAAACATCTGCACTTGTATATGCAACCTGTTGTGTTGTTCGTTTAGAAGATGATGCTGCCTGTTCATGAACATATATCTTGTTATCATCTGCAATTGCAATTGGATCATCAAATACTCCTGAATCAACCCATGCTGTTCTGCAGAGCTCACCAACTGCCCACCAGTTTTCCTTATAATTAAACATTACATACTTTAATATTTCATCAGAATCTGCAGATGCATACCACCAGGTTACTTCAAAAAACTCCTGATTAACTGATGCATAAATTTTGGAATCCTGAACTCTATTCATACTTCCAAATACATAATCTGACACATCACATTCAAGTGGCTGCACAGTACCCTGATACTGGAAGAATCCTCCAGGAGACATCCAAAAAGCCATGTCACCAACTGCAACCATACTCCTGTTTGATATTGCTCCACAAGCATCACCAACCTTTTTTCTGCCATATACATAAGGAGGTCCTACCCAGTCAATTGCATGGAGGTCTGTTGTTGTCCATATTAAGATTCTATCCCCAACAGTCTTGCCTGCCATAACCTGACCTGAGGTGTCAATAAAGAATGAACCTGCCTGGTTATCTGATGCTGCAGTCCAGTCTGTATTATCATCTGTATCGGACCACATAATCTGTCTGTTGTTACCTGCAGCACCTAATGCAAACATATGTCTCTCTTTACTCACCAGCATTGCATAGTTGTTTGTGGGTGCAGTTGCATGGACAACTGTTGCCTTAACTGATGTGGGGTTAGTTGCACTTGGGTCCCATTGATAAAGTTTCCCATCACTAGTACTCATCCCTACTAATTTTTCTCCCCAGAGGTCAAATATCCATGATGATGCTTCTAATACTAGGGAGGATGTTTCTGCATTCTCATTACCATACCTTCTGGTTCTTTTAATATTTATTGTTTCTCCTGTACTTGAATCAGTTACTAGTTTATCTGAATCTGAACCAGTATATGCAGCAGATCCATTTTTTGGACCTACTGTCATAGATTTAGTAGTAGGGAATGAAACTATTCTATGTGAATTTGGATATGTCTTATTATTTGCCCCTGCACTTGATCCTGTAATCTCAATTTCATCTCCAACACCAAAAGGAGCAGGACCAATACCTGGAGCATTAGTATTTGTTACATTATCAGTAAGGACAACAGATGCACTTGTAATTGTTGCTGGTGCAGTAAAAGTAAAATCTGTTCCTGTTACTTCTGCAACTGTTGTAGTACCAGAAAAATCACCTGCACCAAATCCTAATCCTATTTTTGCATTTGCATCACCTTCTGCAAAACCAACAGGAGTAATATCAACTGCAGTTCCAGAAAGGGAGGTAAAGATGTAAAGTTTTTTATTAGTTCCAATTGCTAACCACCTATCACCAGAGTAATCCCTCCATGTCATCATGGCCCTTCCAACACCAGAAAGAGATGCACCAATTGTTTCCTCCCAACCACCAAGAGGTTGCAACTTGCCATCTTTCCACCTGACTAAATTACAATCATGCCATCTGCCTTTTGCCTCATATGCAGTACCATTCTTCCAAACTCCAGGTGGTGGTGTGAATTTAACTAATTTGCCCATCAGGTATCTGCTTTAGGTGGTGGTTGTATTTTTAAATTGCATTCTTTAACTAATCTGTTTGTCAGTCCTTTTGCCTTAATTGATTCTTCATCCTTTATTTCATCAGGAGTAAAATCTGCTCTAATGGTATCTGTATAACAGTCACACAACATCTGCCTCAAGATAGATGACATAGTCGGTTGTTTCATCTGGAAGTTCATAGAGCACATCTGCCATAGCTGTCGTACCACTTCTGTTGAGTAGTTGCCATTGAACTTTGGAGAAATCACATCTGTTTCTACCGGGATGGGTTTTGTGCATCCAATCAAAATCAGGAGTAAACTCAATTTCAATATCTTCATCTTCCAGTTCAAAAATAATTTCCATTTATGCATAACTCCAAAAAGCCTTACCTCCAGATCGTTTTTTAACATCTAAATGCAGGAACCTGGAAGAACCCCTTTGTTGAATTCCAATTCCTTCAAACACACCCATGTCTAAAGCGTGTTGTAATACTATCCTCCCCTTCATCCTATCCACCCCAAGATCTACTGCCATACAACCCTGTCCTGTATCCACATGGGCAGAAGTTGGGTGTCCACCTGTCTTAGGGTCATCATTATGTTTCTTGCATCTCAGGGCCGAATTAATAGGTAGGGCAAACCCACATTTATCCCGGAGCTCCTGTACATATTTAACCAGTTCAACTGATACTGTAGCTTCTCCCTTTTCAAGAGATCGACAACCACATTTGCATTCATACTCTGACTGTTCAAAGTTACGAAACAATCCCCAGTTAATAGACATAGTTATCCCTGCGACAATATATTTAAAAAACTTCCTCCTGGAGAGAAAGGTAAAAATAGGACCTTTTTGGTGCTATTAACTTTTTGCTTGATCTGCTTCAAGCTGCTTACAAAAGGCTGCATATAGCTCATCATCTAAGGTGTTTTTTGAGCTTGCCACCAATCGGGCAAGCAGCTTCTGTACAACAATCAAGAGTAGCTTCTCTGATATTAGAGAGACACACATTGTCTTGACTACTCCACTAACAACTGATCCTAATAATGCAATTGGCATTTTATTATCCTTTCCTACTGGCGGTTAACATTTCTAACTGTTTTGCTTGTTCTAATTCTCTTTCTATATTCTCAAGTCTTGCTGAAACAGCTGCCATGTGTCCTGAACACTCAGAACTTATTTCAACAAATTTATCAAAATTCTCCTTCTGACTTGCCCGGTTTGCTTTGTCTGTTCGGAAGGTCCAAACAAATAGAATTAATATTAATGCCCCAGCAAACCCCTGATCTAAAATTATTGTTAAAACATCATCAACAACTGTTTCTGTAGTACTACCCTTATGAGCCGAATGAGATGGATGTGGATTAGTGTTCTGTGCAATAACATCAAGACCATGAGGTTCTGCCCAGGCTAAAGTTCCAATTAATAATGATGTTGCTATTAAAATCTTTTTCATTCATTGCAATCCAATGTATTGTTTACGCATTGCCAATATGGTCTTGAGTAATCCCGATTTGCTCTTAGTGTCCCTCTGTAAGGCCCGTTATCAATCCAGTAACCTTGACTTGATGGAGGTACTGGAGAACATGAACTGAAGATAAAAGAATAAATTATTATGAGGTACAAACCCCATCTCCAAAGGAAAAGTTCAATCATGGTTTCGGATATTTCTTTTTTACTTCTGCACGTTTAGCTTCAATGGCAGATTTATCGTCAGTATCGTAGAGTGCTACTACAAGTTCTTCTATGCTTGGATACTCTGCCTGTCTTTTCCTGGCATACTCCTGTGCATCATACTCATCTTCAATCCTTTTAATCTCTGTAGTGATAGAAGATTCATCTAACGTAATTTTTTTGTCATCTTTATCAAACGCATCATTACCATCAATAGTTATAACATTAGCATAAAGGTTTCTGACTGCTTGTGTTCTTGAATCAATAATCATTGCATCACCTCCATTAACGTCATTTCACTTCTTCCATTTGTAGAATTGTTATTGTGTGAAGAACCAGCACTAGGTTGGCTTGAAACTACAATATGAATTTGTGTTCCTGCACTTTGACCATGTGTCCATAAATTTATGACTGATAATTGTTGGATATACTCATCCATTCCCATCACTCTTTCATTGGCAGCAAAATCTGCGTAATCGCCAACTGTAGTTGTCCTAGTTAATGAGCCAGTCTTATATTTTAATCGTACAAAGTTCATTGCACTTGCGTCATCCATATAAAATTGTGGATTTGCAAGAATAAATATTTTTGAGCCAGTTTTTTTGACAGTTATTCCGCAAGTACAGTAAGTAATATATTCTGAGCTAGAATTTGCATCTCCTGCACTAGAATTTGAAACAACTTGAATAACATGATCTGCTGGAAACGTAGTTGTCGATGCCAGAGTCTTATTTGCTAGAGTCTGTGTATCATTAATCCCTACAGCAGCACTACTTAGTCCGTCAATATGATCAAACTCTGCTGCGGTTGTGCCTCCACCCACATAATCTGCCAATATTCGTGCCCTGCTCATATCACTCTACCTCTTAAATCGTTTCCTATGTACATATTATGTATCTCCTAATCTAGTGAAGATAATATAACTTTGCCATTCATCTGCATTACCTAATGCTTTACAAGTCGTTCCAGAGCCAGCACTATTACGATATGTCTTAATTTT